AGTGCTAAGTCTTACAAATCTATGCTAAGTGGTTTTAAGAAGTAGTTTTTTATTCTTTCTTTCTAACTGTCTAACATAGGACCTAAGATCATCTATAGTATGCTCTTGATCTTCTATCTTTAATCTGTATCTTAGATTCCAATTAACTCCTACAACACCTCTTTTAACTCTTGAAACTCTTGCCATATCGTTTGCTCCTTTGACCAATATCTTTTCTTGTTAGCTTTCATTTTTATTGAATGTAATACTGTGGTGTGGTCCTGCTTAAAATGTCTACCAATGTTTGATAGATTCATTTTATATTTTTCGTTTAATAAATTGTGAATAATGTTTCTAGCTCTAACAATATCTAAAGTTTTCTTCTTGCTTAACAATTCTGATTTAGATAATTCATATCGCTTACACATATAATCAATAATGTTATCTATGGTTGATCTTTGTGGAGATGAAAAAGAATAACCCACAATCTTTACTAAGTCATATCCATTTTCTTTTAAATGTTTTTTGGCTAACTTATAACCATTAACAAATGCGTTCTTATATATTTTTTGTTCTCTTGTGTTTAGATTTTCGTAATGACCTGCTCTCATTGCAAGTTTAATCTCATTAAATTTTGTATTTTTAGTCATAGAATCCCCTCACAGTTCCTTTGTTTTTTTTAACCCTTAAACCAATGACTATCTAGCTGTCATTAATTCTTCTTGCGTCTTTTCTATTTTCCAAAACAATTCATAAGAATCTTTTTGATACTTATTTGCTTTGTACTTGGCTTCCAGATACTTCTTGTGTTTCTTCTCTTGAAGATCCTTTAGCTTCTGCAGACGCATTTTGATGTTTTCCATCATGCTCCTTTTTTACTGTTGTAAAATCAAGTTTAACATTCTCAATTTTTACTTCTACAAACTCTCCTTCATTGGATATGTTTGCAGCCTTTTCTACTGAATCAAAATCTTCAATTAATGTAAAACTACACTCTCCGTTTTTAATTCTTCTATATTTTGTCATACTTTATCCTTTTTGGCAAACTCTTTTTTGTGTATCTCTTTAGTCATCTTGTTATATATGCTTAAATCTGTATAGTTATCCGCCTTAAAATTCTTGGTAGATCTATAAAGTTTTAGTCCCATCATTAATTGACCTACTTGGTGTGGCTTAATTCTTTTTCTTAAATTACCAGCTAAGATGATAGTAAACATCTCTGCTAACATAATAAAGTTTTCTTGATAATTGCCATAATCTTTTTGACGTTCATCAACAATCTTTTTTTCAATCTCTTGATCTATCTCTGTTATTTTTTTATCCATATTTTTTTTAGTGTCCTGGAGAGGAAAACTACCGAAAGGGAACTAAGAAAGAAAAAACCCCTCCAAGACTATATAAATTTTAATTACTTAAAACTTATACTCTGATTTGTTAGCAGAAATAGGAGCTTTTGGAAACCCTTTATTTTCTGTTGATTGTGGAACTCCACTAGAACTATTAGGAGTTAATTTAAATGTAATTCCCCCTGTTAATTCTCCATTATCAGCTTTGGTATTCCAACCTGCTTGATTATGCCAACTGTCTCCTATCTTAACACCTATGGTCCACTTCTTACCTTCTGGTGCGTTAGGATTTGCAGGTGCAACCCAATCTGGTTGGTTGTCTGCTGTCTTGTTTGGATTAGGTATTACATTAATCCATATTACTTCATCACTCATGTGATCTCCTTTTGTTGTCGTCAACTATTGTTGACCATTATTATTTAACTTAATGCTATGAGTTTCAGCAATATCTGAAACTTGTCTATAAGCTCTCAAGTTATTTTTAATTAGATATTGAATCTGATCTTTGTATTTAACTCTAACCAAATTGAATTGTTCAATGGTCTTAGTATTTTTGATATGATCCTTTATCTCTTCCACATCTACATTATCATCTGCGTACTGTGGGTTGGCTTCAACAGATTTCTCTGTAGAATTTTGTTTAAATGGTTTAGCAGTAAAACCATCATCATCTTTAATTCCTGTTTTAAGATTTAACAGATTTAAAAACGCATACTTTCGTGAGTACGACATGGCTTGACCTGTACCAAATTTATCAATCCCAGCCATTGCTGAACATCCATCAACAAGTATGAAATCTTTTGGATCATCAATGTCATGTACTTTCATTGTGCAAATAACCATTATCATATTTTTTGCTTCAACAACTTCAGTTAAATAATTACAAGTTGCGTACAATCTATTATCTAATAATGCTTGAACTGCCACATCTTGAGTTGCATCATGTTCCAACGGGTGGAAATGCATACCACTCACTTTGTTTCCTTTTTTTACACCTTTAGCATCTAAACTAGCTTGATGTATTTTTTGATATATATTTTTCTTATTCATGTTTCATTCCCCATAGGTTAGTTATTAATTGTAGTTGTTCTGGTGCTAAGTCTTTATAATAAAATGGATGATTAAGATCAGGAATGTCCATCATGTTTGCTAAAGTATTAATGTTACCTTTAGAAAACATAATCATTTTTTCCCATGTTAAAATTTTCTGCACCATTTTAAAGTAAAGATGTTCCAGATGGTCTGCTTTCATTAAATCATGTGATTGGTCAAAGATAATATGTTCTTTATCATTAACATAAACTAAGAATGGTATTTTCTTAGTACACATAAAGTAGAAACTTGTTTGAGTTAAATTCTCAAAGGTAGGCTCAGTTGGAATTGGTTGCGAACTCATTTTCCATTCCTCTTTGTTTTTAATTTTTCTAATATTAGGTGGTTTAGTTTTAAGTTCTATAAATTTTGTTTTATTTTCATAATCAATCCTACCAATGACAGGTTTAATCATGGTCATCTCTTTGTGTTCAACATATCTTTCACAAACTAATTTATCTTTACCCATTATATCTTGCACAACTTTTTTAGTTACACCAATCGAATCATGTGCATACTGTTCCATTTCTTTTCTGGCATACTCATCTTTTTTATCTACTGGTGGTTTTGATTTGATTGCGTCTAGTTCACTTTGGAAAGCTGTTTTATAATCTCTTTCCTCTTTTGTAAACGCAGTTTGTTTTATTGTTTTGGTTGTGTAAATAACATCAGCTATTAATTTTTGTACTGTGTTGTTAACTAAGTTTCCAAATGAAGGCTTGTATCTAAAAGCAAAATTTCTTCTTATCTCTTGTGGAAAAGAATAGGTAATTATATTTTTTGAAAATGGTGATGATGTAGAACTGTAAGACCAATGGTCTAAATTTTTACCCCCATTATATATTGAAAATGCTTGTTCTATTTTTTGTTCTTCTGTTAGTTCTCTAAGTTTCATTAGTTCCTTTGTTTTAGTTCCTTTGTTTTCCAATACTTATAAAGATATTTATTTACTTGTCAAACAATTAATATAATGTATATACATACAAATCATATAACAAAGAAAGGTAATAATGACACTCGAAGAATACAGAAAAGAAAAAAGTTTATCCTATTATAATTTAGGATTAGAGCTAGGTATAGTAGGTGTACAAAATCCAGGCACAAGTGTGCAGAGATGGTGCTTGACATCAAAGATAAAAAGATTTCCTGATCCGAAAATGGTTAAGAAAATTGTTGACGTAACTAAAAGTAAAGTAACTATAAAGGATTTATATGAAGCCTGGTGGAACACCGAAGTTTAAATATAAAAGAGTAAAAATAATTTGGCAAGATATTGTTACAGATCCATCTTGGTATGACAGTTTAGAAGATGTTGAAAAATTAACTTACTCTTGGTGTGAAGATACAGGATATTTATTTTCTAAAGACGCTAAGATGGTAAAGATATTTACATCCTACTCCTATGATGGAGATAAATTAACCATTGGAACTATAACAGTATTTCCTAGAAGTGTAGTTAAAAAAATAGAGGTATTAAAATGATTGATGAAAATAGAAAAAAAAGTTTAGTAGTAATTAGTTTAGGAGCTGGTGTTCAAAGCTCAACAATGGCTTTAATGGCTGCAAATGGTGAATTACCTAAACCAGATTGTGCAATATTTGCTGATACTGGTTATGAGCCTAAAGCTGTTTATAGATATTTAGAATTTCTAAAGAAAGTTTTACCTTACCCAATCTATACTGTTTCAAAAGGAAATATTAGAGATGATATGTTAGCTGCAAGAGGAACAACAGATTTTGTTGTAGCTCCATTTTTTACACAAGAAACTATTACTGGTAAGAAAGGAATGATTATGCGTCAATGTACTAATGATTATAAAATTCAACCTATAAAGAAAAAGATTAGACAGCTTTGTGGTGTTGGATATAAAAAACACTTTCCTAAAGATCAATATGTAGAACAATGGATTGGTATTTCTAAAGATGAAATACAAAGAATGAAACCAGCTAGAGATCCTTATATTTTAAACAGACATCCTTTAATTGAATTAAATATGTCAAGACAAGATTGTATTAGTTACTTAAATAAAAAAAAAATACCTCTACCTGAAAAATCAGCTTGTATTGTTTGTCCCTTTCATGATGATAAGTATTGGCATTTTATGAAAACTCAAAGACCAGAAGAATTTGCAGACGCAGTTGAACTTGATAAGGAAATTAGAACTATAAGCAGAAAAGATAATATAAAAAATTATACTCATAAATCTTGTAAACCTTTAGATGAAGTAGATTTTGATCCAGATGAAAACCAATTAGATATGTTTAATAATGAGTGTGAGGGTATGTGTGGAGTATGACACACGAAGGTATGTTTAATGAATATGATGATAGTATTAAACTAAAAAAATTAAGAACAGAAAACAATCAACTAAAAAAAACTATTGATATAATTCAGACCGAAAATAATATAAAAGATTACGAGATACAAACTTTAAGGGAAAAACTAAATGAGAAACGCAAAAATTAGACACGCAAAAAAAGAATACGATAAACAATATAATTTAAAAAATAAAGAACGTCTAATAAAATATCGTTTAAAAAATAAAGAGATTATTAGTGAAAGAGGTAAAAATTATCGTTTAAATAATAAAGAAAAAATAAAAGAAAGTAAAAGAAAAAGCTATCATAAAAATAAAAATAAAGAAAAAATAATAGCTAAAAGAAAACAATACCAATTAAATAATAAAGAAAAAATATTAATTAGAGTTAAAGAGTATCAAATTAAAAATAAAGAAAAAATAAAGATAAAGAAAAAAGAATCTTATTTAAAAAATAGAGAACAAATATCACTTAAACAAAAACAATACCGATTAGACAATATAGAAGAAATAAGAATTAGAGCTAAAGAATATAGAGTAAAATATAAGGAAAAAAAAAGAGAGATTGACAGACTTTATAGGCTTAAAAATATTGAAAAAATAAAAATTAATAAAAAACTATATCATCAAAAAGTCAAAAACACAGAATCCTATAAAGAAAAAAGAAGAGCAAGTAATAAAATATATAATCAAACTCCCAAACGAAAAGAATGGAATAGGTTATATGCTAGAAAAAATTATCAAAAAGCTAAAGAACGACAAAATATATATTGGATTAATAATCCTGAAAGTTTCCAACAACGAGAAACATGGGTAAAAACTTATAATAAAACTTATAAAAAACAACATAGATTAAGAATTAATTTACAAATAAAAACAAGAAGGGAAAATGATCCCAATTTTAAAATGAGACAGACTTTAAGAAGTAGAATATGGACTGTATTAAAAAGAAAGAATAAATTAAAATCAACATCAACCTTAACATTACTGGGTGTTGATAATGTTGAAACAGTTATTAATCATATTGAAAAACAATTTAAACCTTGGATGACATGGGATAATCATGGAGACTGGCATTTAGATCATATTATGCCTTGTGCTTCTTTTGATTTAACTTGTCCAGTTCAACAACTTGCTTGTTTTAATTATAACAATCTTAGACCTTTAGAAGCATTGGAAAATATGAGAAAGGGATCTAAAATCTTACATGGCTAGACAAGCTTTATATTTTGACAAAGATTTATATTCTAAATGGCACAGAAAATATGATGGGATTGCTATGTGTGATGTGGATAGTGTTGAAATATGTGGTAACAAAGGGTGTTGGAAACCTTTAGCAATCATTGAACATCTATATGACACTAACTCGGATAAAAAGAAGTATACAAACATTGTAGAACAAATTGGACAAGCTCTAAATGTGCCTGTTTTTTTGGTATATTATAAAAAAACGACCAGAGATAGCCTAACCTTTAGAGTTGCTCAAAAGCACCCCATTAGAACGCCAATACGACCCCATTCTGAAGCTGAGTGGGTAGACATATTAAGGCAGATACAAGATAAACACCAGAAAGTCTGTATGTATGCTAAATAAAAATAATTCCATGTTTAACTTCATGATTTTTATTCAGAGTAATTATTTAAGAGGTAAAAATTATGCTAAATAAGTATGATCCTCATATCAGAGTAAAGTTTTCCATCTTTAATGACCCTAGTTTTAGGTCAATTCCTGAACACCACAGATCTCACGCCTATCTCGTATTCATTTGTTTACTAAAATTCGCCAATGCCAAGACCCTCACTTGTTACCCTCGCAAAGCCACTATCTCTGATATGTCTGGCTTATCTAGGACCACAATCTATCGAGCTACGCTATGCCTGGTTAATGCTAAAATAATTAAAAAGAAAAAGCTAAAGTCCACTTTATTGTACACTCTAAACCCCAAGTATATCGTGGGTTATAGACCAGACGTTTCAGAGAGAACACACTATGTTTCTAAGGGAACACACTATGTTTCAGAGAGACCGACATTAAAAGAACTAACATATATAACTAACATAGATACTAACAAGGTCCAGTTTAGTAATAAGTCTAGCGAGGTAGATGCTATCGTAACATCTAATATAGGTAATAAAGAATTTATGATTAATGAGTTATCGAAACTCCCCTTGCCTATCTTAGAATCAGATATTAATAAATACTATTGTAAATTGGCAATCATAAGAAAGGAAGAACTGGCTCGTGAAAAAGACGCTGTATATGTAAGTCCTCAAAAGATTATTTCAGCTTTAAATAATGTTAAGAAACAAACCAATGTAAGATATAGACAGAAAGTTGAATACAATAAAAGAAACGGAATAAAACCATGGGAAAAATAAAAATACAATGTGAAGCTACTACTAGGACCTCAATTAAATTGGGTAAGCCTAGAAGATGTAAGGCTAAAGGCTATTTTACCCCTACTACCAGGCGTATGCTGTGCCGTTTTCATGGGTGTAATAAAACAATCAATAGTAAGACAAGAAAGTATAAAGGTCTATACAAGAACGATAATATTGCTATAGATACAAAGGTAAAAATATTAAAAAATTTAATAAACTTTAGGGATAAAACAGATGAAGAAATCAAAGAGTATATCACCCAAGAACAAGAACGAGCTACTAAATCTAACAGATACAGAACAAAATACTATTCTAGACACTACTTACGCTGGAGGTCTGTCCATAGACGTAGCAAGGGACTTGCAAATCAACTTGAGGACTTTTTACAAATATTTAGAGCAAAATCCAAAGTTCAAAAGTGAGTATGATAAAGCACAAGAGATTGGAATTAAAACCTTAGTTGAGAAGATGTTAAAGATCTTTGATACTGACCCCTCAAATATTGAACCCAATGAGTTGCTTTTTATTAGAGAAAAAAAGGATTGGTTGAAATGGTTAGCACCTAGAATTAGTTCTTTGTTCCAGGAAAAACAAAAGATTGATGTTAAAACTGACAGCAATATAAAAATTAGTTGGTCCTCAAATGATGAAGATTTGATTGATGTTACTGAGGATATAATTGATATACCCCCAGTTATTAAAGATTAATTATTCTTGCTCTATTCTTTCTCTTACCCAATCTTCATAGTTCTCAAGTAAAGTATCTTTGCTTATTGTACCATCAAGTATCAATTCAATTTGATCTTTTAAACTGTCTATTTGACCTTCTAAATCATGGCTATTTTTATCAATACATAAAAAACTTTCTAAATCATAAACATCATGTTCTTGAAACCGTTTTGTAGTTTCTTTTTGTTTTTCTTTATGTTCTTTTATTTCTTTTACTATTCCCTGTAAGTAATTATCCATAGTTCCTTTTTGTTAGCTTATTGTTTTTATAGTAAGTGTAAATTATTCCTTTAGCACTTAATATATTTAAAAGAGTTTGTTTCTGTAGCTGAAGTATTTTTCTTTCAGAAAAAAGCTCATCTAAATTCTGTTTTTGTAATTGTTTATTCATATTAAAAACCCCATTTATTTATTTTAAAATCTAATGCTTGTTTTAGATTTTGATTACTGTCATCTTCTATTAAATACTCATCAGTTTTACATTCGCAACATTCAAGAATATTAATTTTATCCTCATCATAAACTGCTTCGCAATTATTACATTTTATTATTGTCATTTATTCCCCCTATATTATTATTATTAATGTTAATACAATAAAAGCTAGAATTAAGCCAATGATTGCAATACTTTTTGTGTATCTTCTATGAATTGGTTTTCCAAATATAATCATTTATTCCTCGCTTTCTGTTTCATCTGTACCTTCATCTAGTATTTCATTTTCATCTAAACAATCAACCTCTACATAATCACAATAACCTTCATTATGTAATTTTGTTGCTTCATCTAAATCTTTAGCCTCAATAGTACATTCCTCTCTAACTCTTTTATTCACCTCTCTCCAAAATAAAAATTGTTTTTTCATTTATTTTTCCTCGCTTTCTATATTTATTATTTTATATTGTTTATAATTTGTTAATTCATAAAAAGTTTTAAGAAGTGTTTTTATAGTTTTATCACTACTTATTAAATTATATTTTACTTCTTTTTTGTTTTTCATATCCCATAATATAATCATATTAAAAACCCCATTTATTTATTTTAAACTGTAAAGCCTTGTCAAGCTCTTCGTTACTATCATCAATTACATTTTCTGGTAATGGTTGATAATCTATATAGTCATCATTGATTGATTGATCCTGGTACTTATGTTGTAAGCTTTCAAGGTCTATTTCTTTTAAGTAAGATCTTATTTTTTCTATTAGTTTATTAGGCATTATTTCCCCCATATTAAAGTTATTATTATTGCTAATACTAAAGCTAAATAAAAATGTTCCATTATTTTATATTCCCTTATTAGTTAATGGTGTTGTTAATTGGTTGATGTTTATTAAAAGATAATTCAGCTCTAAATCTTTCAATTTCATTTTTTTTATGAAATTTTTCAATAGTATGCTTTGCAATCTTTCCATTTTTAAAGAATAACCAGCAAGAAGTTTCTTTGATTGGCTCTCCCATTTCTTTGAACTCATGATTTGATAATATTATCATTGTATCCCTTTTTTTAGTTGTGATTTATTAATTAATAAATCTCTAAAGGGTCTATAAAGACCCCTTAAAGTCTTATTAAGCAACTACTTGATTGACCTCAACTATTCTATACATCTCATTATTTTTGATTAATTCTTTTTTTAATTGCTTATTAAAAAGATACATATTTAATTTACTTTTTATTATTTCATCAAATACATTTTGGTGAAAAAATGCTTTTGTAAATTGAAACCTTACTTTGTATGTGTTCATATTATCCCTTTTTTTAGTTGTTATTTGTTTATGTTAATTAATCTTTTAAGTTAATTGTTGCCTGATTATATCCAATTACAAAACCTAACATTTCTTGTTTACTGTTAAATCTTTTTAAATCTCTACCATATTGATTATAACCAGTATTGATTGAATATGCATTAAAACAAACGCCTTTTTCTTTTATTTCGTGGCTTGTAATATTATCATATCCATATTTTAAAACATTTTTTGTAAATTCAGCACATTGGTAAGCATGATAATATTTAGTATCACCTCTTAAAACTACATTAATGTTTTCTTTGTTTTTTTTAAATTCCATTTCATTATCTAAATGGTATTGATTTGTCTTTACTTCTATTTCTTGTATTATTTGTTTTTGTGTTTGCATTGTGTTTTCCCTTTGTTAGTTGTTATTATTAAATATACTTTTTGTATTTATTAATGTCAAGTTTAATATTACTATCATAATCAATTAGTATTTTTACTTGCATTATAAAGATCATTTAAAAGTGTTTTACCTTCAATATTATTTAAGTTAAAAAAATTAAACACTTGATGAGCTTGTTTTATAGTAAATCGCTTAATATATTTTAAACGCTTATTTGATAGAGTTTTTATAAAATTATCTCTACATAAAGATAGAGTACCTGAAATACCTTTATAATAAATTGAGTTTGAATAGTTTAAATTAAACTCATATTCATTCAAATCATTTTCAAAGTTTAAATAATATGTAAAACTTTTATTATCAGTTGAAACATGTTTTTTGTTTATTTTAAATTGTATCATTTTTGTTCCTATTGTTTTAATTGTTTGCATATAATTAATATATACATAAAGGATATGATTACAAGTATTATATTAAGACAGATTGACGCATATTAAATTGATATATAGAGAGAGAATATATATAATAGAAGTTAAAATAATATATATAGAGAGAGTAAAATATATATTAATAAAGTTGAGAGAATAAAATATAATGTTAAAACAATCCTATTCTAATATAAACGCAGCAAATGTTTTAATGCGTAAACAATCGGCTTAATAAAAAATCTAAGTACCAATCAACCAATATAAAAGAATAAATCTTATTAGGTTTGATAACCGTTTATTATCACTAATACAAAAAAGATATATATATAGAGTGGACCCTCTTTTTTATAAAGCTACCCCCCCCTATACCCCCTAAAACGCCACGCCTTGTATATATATATATACATGGATAATTTCCACAACCACACAGACAGCTCTCTAAAACAACCCACCCCCTTTTATACACACTTAATCTAAATTTTTTATTTTACTATTTTTTAAAATACACTAAATGTAGTATATGGATTACCTTGACTTAGAAGATGTAGAATCAATCTGTTATATTGAAGAAGAAAGCAACAATGTAATAATGAAGTTCTATGGATTTAGTGAATCTAAACAAGCAGAACTATTTAGCATCTTTGCTATGAAGAAACTAGACTTTGACTACATACCCAATGATGCGTATAGGAACAAGTCTATACACTAGATATGGATTTACCTAATAAGAAATATAATATTATCTATGCTGATCCACCTTGGCATTATGGAAGTAAATCAGCAATTAATAATAGTTCTGGTAAAACTATAAAACCTTTAAATAATCATTATAATACAATGACTTTAAATGAGTTAAAAGAATTACCCATAAAAAAAATAACAAAAGAAGATACTGCTTGTTTTATGTGGGTTACAGATTCACATATAGATGAAGCCTTAGAAATATTAAAGTCATGGGGTTTTAAATATAAAACCATTGCATTTAATTGGGTTAAAACAACATCAAAAGGTAACTATTGTAAAAATGTTGCACCATGGACAATGAAAAGTAGCGAGATATGTTTGCTTGGTATAAAGGGTAAAATGACAAAGTACAAACAAGTAAACAATATTGAATCACTTGTAATTGCAGAGAGAACTAAACATAGTAAAAAACCTAAAGAAATAAGAAATAGAATTGAATTGCTATTTGGCAATCTTCCAAGAATAGAATTGTTTGCTAGAGAAAAAACTGAAGGTTGGGATGTTTGGGGAAATGAAGTTTAATGGATATTAAGATTCCCTATACACCAAGGAAGCATCAAAACTTTTTACACAAGCAAATAGATAAACATAGATGGAGTGTGCTAGTCTGCCACAGGCGGTTTGGTAAAACTGTTTGCATGATCAACCACCTTATAAAAT